CTAAAGTAAAAAAGAATATGAAGAAGAAAAAACAAATCAAGAACCTAAAAGAATTACGTAAAGCTATGATGGGCGCAAAGCGAGGCGGTAAAAGGTAATGGCATCCCCAGCACAAATGGATAGAGACCGATTAGGTCTGAACTTCTCCAATAGACCAAGACCGCAGCCTAGGCGTGACTTTTCTGATGTAACTGGTTTTAGCACAATGGGTCAACAAGATAGATCTAAGCCTCCGCAACTTACCCCTGCTAGGGGAATAACCCCTCCGTTTGAATCAAGAGTTCCTAGCATAGATGAAATATTTGCAAAAAATAAAATCAACCAAGGCGGTATAGATCAAGGTGGTATAGACAATTTAAATGTAGTTAGAGCAGCACCATCTATGGCTGGTAGTAATATTGCTCAACAAGTTTTAGGTAATAGATATAATCAAGCTATATCAGTTGGTTATACACCAACTGAACTAATTGACATGGTAAATAGAGCTAACTCTTTTGGTCGTGGTATAAACGTGGAAGGAGAAGGTGGCTTTGGAGAAAGATTAGATAATTTTATTGAGTTTCAAGCGGGTAATTTACCTAACGTATTAAAAATGAATAAACCACAAGTTACTGCAAATGCTCCCACTATGAGTGAAGCTTTTGGAGATTTTATGGGCGGTGTTACAAATTTAGTGGGTGCAACTGGAGATAGGTTAGCTGAGGTTGGTCCACCTTTACTACAAATGATTAACTTTGGCATAGATAAACTAAAAAACTTACAAACGGGCGATGGTTCATTAGCCATGCAAATTAGAGCATTAACACCTACACAAAGACGAGAATATGATAGGTTAGTCGGTATGCAAGGATTTACAATTCAAGAAGCTTTAAAAAGAGTTACTGGAATGGCTACAGGAGGCATAGCTACTCTACAGTAGATATGTGCGTCATGTCTTTGATCATACCCTTTGGGATCGTGGTCCCCCGACCAAATTCTTTAGACACAGGCATAAAATCAGCTACTAATGTAACAGAATCCTTTGATTCTTTGAGGATTAACCCATAACTATGGACCACGGGCACATCTTCAAGTTTATCAACATCACTTGCTTCATACCAACCAGACGGATGCTCAATTGTATCCTCCCAGGTAATCCTCACCAATTTGTAGCTCATGTAAATCACTATATATATTATTCTACAGAAACTAAATCTAAACTTGCCAGAAAAACGGAAAATCGGTTTACATATTTACAAAGTAGTAAAAAACTATATATATCAATGCTTATCTCTGTAAATAAGTTGTTAAACGGCTGTAAATATGTTGGTCTTCGTTTACAAGGTTTGGCGATAAATAAGGCTTTTTCATGAAAAAAACTCTAGAGCTCACTCCAAAACAAGCCCAATTTGTCAATATTTTTATCGAAAAAGGGCTCCAACAGAGTGCAAAACAGTGTGCAATTGAGGCTGGTTATGGTGAAAACGTAGCTACTGTGGTTGCTAGTAAACTGCAAAACCCTAAATATTACCCACATGTCGTTCAAGAAATAGAAAGACGGCGTGCAGAACTTAACAGGAGATACTCCATTTCATACAAATCTCATATACAAAAGCTAGCAGAACTAAGAGACAATGCAGAGGCGGCTGGTAATTACACTGGTGCTATTGCTGCTGAAAAGTATAGAGGTATGGTGGCAGGATTATATATTGATCGTAAAGAGATTATGCATGGTACGATAGACCAAATGTCGGTTGGAGAGGTGGAGGACAAACTAATTGAGCTCAGAAAAAAACTATCCCTTTCAGGGGAGTTTGAAACTATTGAACATGAAACATTACAAGGGGAATCTATCGGAGGCGATGGCGATAGTTCACTTGATGAAGATGGGCAATCTAGTGTTCAAGACTCTTCATGATACTGGTTGTGTAGATTTTGTTACTGTTGATAAGCAGGGTAACGTCAATTTGTATGACGTAAAAACAATGTCAAGAAGAAGATCTGGCAAGAGAAAAGGTCATTACATAAGTAGATTAAGAACTCCATTACAGCAAAAACTCAAAGTAAATATTATATATGTTGACGTTGATACGGCGGAGATCCAGGTGGTACAGCATGGCAGAAGAGCGTAATCTTTGGCATCAATTGAAAAGAAATACAAAGCCTGTTGTATGGACACGAATTGAATCTACCACAGCGTTGGGAATACCTGATTTACATGGGTTTTATAAGCGTTGTTTTTGGGTAGAGTTGAAGATAATAAAGTACAACAAAATTAACTTTTCGGCACATCAAATAGCGTGGATAAATCGGCATATTACGTTAGGTGCACCCGTATTTGTACTTGCGAGAGACCCCCTCTCGAAGACCCTTAAATTATTCTCAGGCTCCATTGTCCGTAGTCCTCATACCGTGGACCGTGTGCCTCCATTGGTTTCCATTGCGGCCCGGCCCAGGACGGTGGACTGGGAGCAGGTGATGGCCCTGCTGGGATCCTGGTGCCCAGGAGATTCTCCATTGTCCATTGCCACTAACCCTACACACAATCTCCATTAGTATAGAGGCCGGAGCTGCACTGGATCCCAGGCAGCAGATGGTTGTTGACACCAGTCCCTGAAGATGGTAGTGCGTAGATATTCCTTCTTTATTCATGTTAGCCAAACACATGAACTCGGTGCATCAGCGATGGTGCACCAATCTTTCTCCATTCTCCATTACCAGAAGCTAAACTAGAAGAGGTACTAGTAGAAAAAAAATCCGGCCACTGCGCCGAGATCCGTGTGAAGCTACGGGTGTAAATAAATTTACAAAAGGACTTGACATCCTAACTATTTAGGACTATATATAATAGATGCCCTGTGAAGAAACCGTCTTGGGTCCAACTGTAGATGGCAGGTAGTAGCAGGGCATTACAAGGAGGGAAAGATGAATTACAACTATGAACATATTATCCATTTGCTATTAAATAAACACGGCTGGTCACCTGAGGAAATAGGTGCCTGGTGCTGGGAGAAACCAGATGGCAGTTGAGTTCAAACAAGACTCCATTCTAGACTGGTTACTAGAGACCCAGGAAAAAAGTACAATTGAAGATGTGGTGCAGCACGGTTGTTCTGGAGGCACCATTAGTGAGTTGATATACTACGCAGACACATCTGCATTCTATGAAAAATACAAGGAGGAGATCTGGCGGAGACTTAGTGACATGGCGGATGACCTGGGTGAGCCGTCCATTCTCCATTTGATTGTTACATTTAATGGGTCTAAAGAGGTGGGCAGTGAGCTGCAGCTCCACAACCTGCTGGCCTGGTGGGCTGCGGAAGATGTGTGCAGAGGAATCTGTGCAGATTGGGACACAGACGAAAGAGCTACCGCCTAAGTGCCACCGTTTCTGATTTGGTTTGGTCTTGTCTGCATTGTCACCGCATTCATCATGTTTTCCATTAGTATGCTGCCACTGGGGCTGGGGCCGCTGTGCAGGGAGATCATTGCCAGTTTCGTACTGGTGATGGTCTTCGCCCTGACGATCTCCATTCTCCATTACCTCATACCAATCATGGGCATGCTACTATGGTAAGAAAAAAGTGGCGTGCTCACGCTGGTCTGCCTCGCAGGTCTGGGTGATATTTTTGCTGTCAAAAGTTATCCACAGTTTTCTTATATAAGTAGTTGCAATTAGTTAGGACATGTATTATATTAAGTGTATAAGGAGTTCAACATGAATAAAAAGAAGGAAATAGATAAGTTAGCAAGGCTAACTGTACTAGCCAACTTCGTCAATTCGAAGTTGAAAGAGCAGAAGACTTTGGTTAAGTCATTCGTGACAGAGGAGGACAAAGTCTTAAAAGGCGTTGAGCATAAACTCAATGTTATTATTAGGAGTTATAAGCGTTTTGATAGTGAAGCGTTTAGAAAAGATCAACCTGAAGTTTATAACGATTATAAAACAAAGGTTGTGTCATCAATGGAACTGAAGCCGTTAATAGACGCAGAGCAAGAATCTGAACTGTTGACGGAAAACTTTCCGTTGATGCAAATCCAATTGCAGTCTAGTAATTAGGCATCTCATTTACATTGGAACATAGGCACGGGGGCGACTGCACCCCGTGTCGCAAACCCTCGACCTTTCTCCATTAGTTCGCAATTAAATAAGGTCTTGTATGTATGGTAGGAAAAAAAAGGATGCGTACGCCAGGAACTGCGTGAAGTCAAGAAAAAGTTATCCACAATTAATTTAATAATAACTTGTAATAAGTTAGGATATGTGCATACTCGAACCATGCCTAGTGATAATAACGATATCATCAATCGTCCTTTTGCTGATTTGCAAGAGCGTATGGCTGAAGTCGATAGACTTAAACGATCTGATGATATCACAAATAGAAGAGAGGTAGATTACCGTGCTATCTGCAACTATCTTAATTCTGAAATTTTTCATCTTATTAGTTCTGTTGATGATCCTCAAGTAAAAGCTTGGGCTAGAAAGATTGTCACCAAATTACATAATATGGTGGGAAAAGATATCTTATAACCACGACTGGACGGGCTTCTGCCCGTCCACCTGTTGCCCATCCCCTGCAAAATAAAAAAAGCTAAACATACTAGATATAGGAGTCCCTTAAGCATATTTGCTACTACATGTGGTGTGTTCGCCACCCCCACCCCCCTTAACACGCATTATGTAACTTGCGCAGGCACACGTAGGTTGAGTTTTACACAAATAGTTTCTATGATATAAATCTGATATGCGAATGGACTTTGATGTCTCGTCAATGGACGCTAAAGAAGCGAAAGAGGCATTACTAAAAT